GTCCCCCCCTAAATGCCCTTCGGCAAATAGAGGGAAACCTCCCCATTTGGTGTGTGGGTAACCATTGACACCTTGGAGAAACGAACATGGCGGTCATAACCGAGACTATTGCCCGGAAGTTATATCGACGTACATTGCATCTCGAGTATCACTCGAATGGATGTGCGCCAGTAGACTCTTTCGGCAGTACCGACGAATCGACCTTTTACCATGTATCGCCAGCACGCCCATCGAGGCGCGCAAAGCCGCTGAATCCTGTCTTTAGCCCTACGAATTACGGGTCGTTTACAAAACGGTCCGAAATTTCAAGGCATGAGCAATGGATTAAATTGGGCATCCTGTCCTGCAGCGGCAAATCAGTACCTGTCACATGGACCAGGGACTACTACTCACTTGCCAAAAACTCGTGGGTGTGGCCCAGTGCTCCAATCTGGGAGATTGACATGCGAAATAAGATCAAAAATGATCGAATCAGCATGGCTGACACCATAGGAGAGTGGCGGGAGACCGCAGAAGCGGTCGAGGGAGGGGCTAAGGCTTTGCAAAAGGCCTATAACTTCGTGAAGAAGCTGAAAAACACCCCTCGTAAGTTTTGGCCAAAAGTACTGATGGGCAAATGGCGGCGTCGGAAGACGCTTAAGCCAGATGACATCAATACGATCTACTTGGTCACGACTTTCGGTGTCCTTCCTTGGATGAACCTCGCACAGGACGCGATTGACGCCCTAAACTCCGGCAACGTAAAGCCTCCACGGCGACGGTTTACCGTCACCAAGAAGGCCCAACGTGTGTACCGGACCACCGGAAAATCCGGTGGGGAGTTAGTCGCAACTTCTGAGATTGTAAAGCGTGCCGTGCTTCATGTACGGTATAAGCCTAACCTCTCAAATTTCACTTCGGGGAACATCGCCGAAGCTCTGTGGGCAGGAGTGCCCCTTAGCTTTATGGTCGACTGGTTCATCAGCGTGGGCGACTGGCTTAGTGCCATAGACGCGTTAGATGGTGTTGAGTCGATCATAGGCACCGTAACAACCCACTCGCGTGGGTCCTTTGTTGACTCTCGTCTCCAATCGTCTTCACCCTCGTCGGGTGGAACGGGATATGTGATGAGAGAAGGCCGAGGCTCCGTTAAAGTTTACAACCGTCAGGTTGTGAATACGGTGGGAATGCCTCTTACTGTTGAATGGAAGAACTCTGCCTCTTACGGGAAACTCATCTCGTCGTTGGCAATTCTTCGGAATCTTCGTTCGCGTTAGCGACGAAGCGTTGGTCGCATCCTGCGGCCCCACTTGGCAATCATGCCTCCTCATGGGAGATTCCTATGGCTACTGTAGCATCCGTTGTTATCAACGATGGCACGACTAACCTCACCTTTGCCCCCGTAAAACGGGACGGTGTCCGCCTTACCTTCCTTAATAAGGTCGGAACGGTGGTGGGTGCCTTCAAGGCCATGTCCTTGGCCTATGACATGCGTAACGCCAAACGTAAGACGGACAAGGTCAACTTTGACCTTGACATTCCGCTCGAACGTACGGAGAACGGCATCGTCATGGCAACTAACGTTGTCCGAGTCCGCTGTGCTTTTACCATTCCTGAGATTATTACTGACGCCGAAAGGACTGTCGTGTACAATCTCACCAAGAATGGTGTCGCGCATGCGGTGGTACTCGGCTACGTGAACGGCGATCCTATGTTGTAGCCCACAATGGGCTACATTATCGATTACCTCGTTCGTACGAGGGGTTGTTGGACCGCCGTCGCCCGTGCAATTTGGTTATGCATGGGTGTGTTGCTAACTAACTTTGGAGTCATCCATCGTGAATACAGACGTAAGCCTGTACCCGCCCGAAAGCGGCTTAGCCGTCCAGAGCGCCCCAGACCTCCGGTTTGAGGCAAAACTCACCCAGCAGCTTTGCATAGCAGTTGACACTCCCCGATCCTTGGGTGTGTACCTATGCTTGAAATATGGCGAATACGACCAGTTGGTTAACCTAACCTGTGATCCGAGGCACTACCAGACATCCGGCGATTTTGCCGATGACTACCTGGTTACTTCGGTGATGGGGAAGTCAATTAACCTCCCACTGGCCGCTAAGCCTATGCAGGCTGCCTTAGCGACTTGGCATAAGTGCCAAGTTATTAACCGCGAAACCAATGCACGTTTTGAGTCCACTTCATACGTCGACCATCCGCAATGGTGGCCGAAGTACGTGGATTATCTGCGCCGCATATTGGGTCCCTTAGGTCCGCGCGAGTTCAGTGAGATTTTGTCACTGTGTAAGCATGGGCCCGGGGCGGTAGCTGGGGTGCAAGGGACGTTGGTGACGTCAGAGAAATTTGACATGATCAACGTTGTTACGAAGAGCTTACTGCCATTCGCTGACGAGATAATGGGTGAGAGTTGGGGGTGTAATTCCCCCAATGTATCATCTGTGAATCCTCCGCGGCTAATTGAATGGGATGAGTTCTTCACGGTTCGGAAGAACGCAAAGACCGATCGAGGGTGCGCTAAGGGACCGATGCTGAATACATATTATCAGCTAGGAATCGGCTCGTACCTTATGAAACGTCTGCGCTTTTTCGGTGTAGACCTAAAGACTCAGGTGAACAACCAGGTTCTTGCTCGCTTAGCCGGTGATTGGCAACTTGCCACCATCGACCTAAGTACTGCTTCAGAACTTATGGCTTCCACCCCGACTCTCCAGGCACTGCCTGATCGGTGGGGACACCTCTTCGACATCGCTAGGACAAAAGTTACAAAACTCCGTCCTATGTATACAGAGACCGGGAAGCCCGAGCTCGTGGCGCAGGAGAAATTCTGCGCAATGGGTAACGGCTTTACGTTTCCTTTGCAGACAGCGATGTTTTTGAGCGTTGTACGCGCGATAGTTCCGTCAGAAATGCACGGGTTGACTATTGCCTATGGGGACGATATCATATGCCCTCAAAGGTATGCGCTCGAGGTCTGTACTGCCCTAGAATACCTAGGTTTTAGGGTGAACCATCAGAAGACCTGCTTGGCAGGCCGGTTTTTTGAGTCCTGTGGTACGGACTGGTTTGACAGCCAGAATGTACGCCCTTTCTTCCTGAGGAGAGATCCTGAATCGGATATCCCGTACTCAGTGCAAGCAGCTAACCAGCTGCGGGCATGGAGTATTCGTCGGGCTTCGATTTCCGGAAAAGAAGGCAGTGATGCCCGCTTTCACCGTATATGGAAATCTCTTGTTGCTCAAGCGCCCTATCCATGGGCGGTGCCGGTACCACCGGCACTTGGTGACACAGGATATTGCTGTGATTACAGCGAAGTGGCAGATTGGGAGAATCTGACGGGTAATCCCGCCAGGGCCATACCTCATAGCCATATAGGCTCGTCTTTACCAGGAAGTTTTGGTTTAGATGGTGCTCCGTTGTCCACGCAAGGGTGGGAAGGGTTCTCCGTGAGGCACGTCAAGGTTTCACCTGAAAAGGTGGACCGACGCAGCTACGGGGTTCTTCTCTCCGGTATGGATAATTCCATACCCA